CTTGTAATTGTTCCAGTATCACCAACTTCTGTATCTCCTACATATGTTATTTCTGTTGTATAAAGATTTGATACTTTTGAACTAATATCTAAATGGTTCGCTTCCTTATACTTTTCAGCCATAAATCTATTATAAGCTAGAGTATCTGCTTCTTCATTGTCCTCGCCTGTGAAAAATTCCCATTTTTGAGGCGTCTCTAATTCTTCAGCCATTACACAAATATAGTAATATCCAGCATATTTAATCAAAGAAATCAATTTAACTGCGCCATTATTATCATTTATAGAAGAAAGTTGGTTAAAATCGCCTACGCTTGAATGTTCATGCCAGCCAATAATCTTTTCATCTAAATTAAAGTTTAAAGATACTAAATCTTCATCATCACGAATCGCCCAAATTAAGTTATTACGATCTTTTTTGTAAACTAGCTTACTTAATCCACCTTTTGTGATGTCATAACTTCCAATATTAGCGTCTTTACTTTGGAATGTTTCTTGGATAATGTCATAACTAAAATAATTTAAGTTTCTTCCTGCTGCATTTACATAAAATAATAGATTTTCTTTTCTGATTGGCAAAGTATCAGTCGCACCATCAACATCACTTATTTTAGATGTTACGTTTTTTGGCGTAATGGCTTCATTAACTCCACCACCGTTAATAGGAATTAATCCTTGACTTGAACCAGCTACTAAACTATTTGATGCTGCCCTAATCCAGTCTATCGGCTCTGTTAATCCTGCTACATCATACTCAAATGCGTCGTCTGCCTCTGTTCCATAAGTCATATCATAAAAATCACCTATTTTACTACGAAAGAAAGTTGTTTTTTGATTGTTTGTATTGGCGTAATAAATAGCACCCTCAAATATATCGACTGCCGTAGGTACATCACCGGATAATGTAACAATTCCTCCGCTTGTATAAGCAGAAAACCCAACGCCAGAGGTATCTACGATTGAAAAACTATTCGAATCAATGACCGTTACCGTATATGAATTATTATTTACCTCAACCATACCAGCTACATCTTCAATGACAACAACATCGTCAGAAGTATATCCATGACTTGCGGCTGTAACAACGCCCGGATTAGCTTGAGTAATTCCAGTAATAGCTTTTTGACTAAATGAGTCAGCTGTTCTTATAAAAGTAGCTAATGTGAAAGTTGTGGCACTTGTTCGCGTTACAAGTCTTGGAGCGTGGCTTGGATGAACAATAAACATTAAATCGCCTGTTTGAGAGACTCCTTCTTCAGCTAATTCTTTCGATTCTGCCAAAGTATAAGGTGTAGTAATCACTAAATCACTCGCTCCATCTTGAACAAACCCTATATTTCCACTTGTATCATAGGTTAAAACCTTCATAGCCTTGTCATAAAGACAAAAAAGGTAAGATTGAGTTTTATTAAACTTAAACCCTACAAACGCGCAATCCTCAAATAGTTTAATATTCTCCCATCCACCACGAAAAATAGCACTTCCTTTGAAGTTGCTATAAAAGTTCATAAATGCTTCTGCACCGTTCTTTGTAGAAGCTAAATCGCTACGGGAGTTTAGATCAATGTCTAATCGTCCTTTAGCGAAATTATTGAATATTGTGCTAACTATCAAAAATACCTACTTTTTATAAGATTGTTGTGGAAAAGAGCTATCTCTTGCTTGCTTAAACTTGCTTACACTTATTCTAGTTGGTTTGTTTTCTTGTGAATTAACGCTTGCGCATTGAGGTCTACGCTTATCTAGTGCCGCATCTAAATAAACTTGTTTCTGAACATCTTGAGTAATCTCCATATTCACGTTAGCCGCTAAATACCAAGATAACGCTTCAATAAACTCAGGAGAATATTTTGATACATCTTTTTCTAATATAACCATTCTAACCGGAAGTCCTCCATCTTCGCCAGAATATGCGTCTGTGCGAATGAATCCATCTTCAATGGTGTAGTTGTTGGTTTTGTCTTTAATGTCTCCTATACCTAGGAAAGCGACGCAATCAGAGGGATATGTGTATTGGTTCTCATAGCCGAATGAAGGGGCTACTGCATTTACTGTTAAATATCTACGAATAGTTGCAAAGGAAGGTTTCATTTCTTTTAATGCCATTTCTAAAGATTGAGTCCACCATTTTGCAAAAGTCTTTTCTATTGGTTTACTTGGAGTGTCTATATTTTCAACTGAACCTTTTTGACCACATCGGCTAGCTGCTAAATTACATATATCTGCTTTTACTGTTGGCATAATGTATCCTTTTTAAAAGGGGCTTTTACACCCCTATTAATTTAAACAAGAAAATAAGTAAGAGCAATCGTCATTCCGGTTGCTGTCGTAGCATCTATGCCTGTATTTACAATCACAAGAGCTTCACTTACTGTTAATCCTTCTCCCATGCCAGCACCAACTGTAACACCAGCAACACCCGGAGTCAAAACTGCATTATCTGTCATTTGAGCTTGAGCAAGTAACCCTACTACTACAGTTCCACTTGTATCTTCAAGATCTGCTGTCGTTAAAGCTGCGAATGAACCATTCATTACTGCAACAAAGTTTGTAACAACAATCTGTTTTCCTGTTACTGCTGCAATAAGAGTCTTACCAGCTTTAAGCTCTGCAAGCGTTACGCCTACTTGAGCTGAATAAGTATTTGCTTCGCCAGCATTCGCAAGATTAAGAATGTCTTGAACTGTGCCATTCTTCATAGGAATCTTAGAAGTAGGATCAATAGCAATAATCTCATCTGTTGCTTCAAGAGTTCCTACTGCGTCCAACTCATCAATATTCAAATAGGCTAAATCATTTTTATTTCCCATAATACCTCTCCTTTAAAAAAGGGAATCCCTGAATTAACAAGGACTCCCCAATAATTAATATTAAGCTGAAGTTGCAATATCAATTACGAAATCTACATTAATAGTTGCACTACCTACTGTGTTAGCTGTAACATAAATAACATAATTAGATTTAGCTTCTTCTGTTGAGATGTCTGTTCCTAATGCTTCACCGATTGTATCTGTCGTAGATGATTCACAAACGTCTAAAGAAGAAGTCAAACCACTTGACATATCCTTACTATCCATAAATACATCTGCTTCTACAGCATTAACTTGTCCATCATTACCGATGAAACCTAAACCGATATCGTAATCTGTTCCTGCAGTAATAGCTCCCCATCCTTTAGGAATACGAATACCTACAACGATATCAGAAAGAGACAATCCACGAGCTAGAACATAAGTAGCTCCATTTGCGTCTGCTGCTGCTACTTCCATTTTTGCAACAATACTTTTCATCACTTTACCTGTGCTGAATAAAGAGTTGCTTGGTTTATTATCAAAACCGTCTGTATATTTATCCATGATCTATCCTCACTTTGTTATTTTTTTTAAATAGTTGTTGAAACAATTTGAACCTTTGAACCTTCAACACGCATTGTACCAATCCACATATCAATAGTAACGTCCTTTGATGCAACAATACCCGGAGCATCTTTAACGTCTAAACTATTAAGTTCAATCATAACTGCGATTGACTGAGGAGCTAATACTAAACAACTTCTCAATGTTGCGCCTTCAACTAAGATTGGATTTGGAACTGTTATTCCACCGTCATTTGAACCAGCAAATAATAATACTTGATACATACCAGCCTGTTTCATAATACCTTCAGCAACAACTTGACCAGAAATATAGTCATTGTTGATAAACTGTGAAACGCCCATCAAGTTTGTATTTTCTTCACCAGCAATAGCTAATGTTGCACCTTTGAAAGAATCCATAGGAACATCATTGTTAATGAAGTTTTGTGTAATTGCCTGAATTGTAGCGTATGTTAAACCAGCTGAAGCATCAATAGTGATAACACCATCGTCTGCTGCGCTTGTAGATGTCAATGCTTCGTTTGGAGCTCCAACTAATACTGCTCCGACTGCTGCCAAAGCGACTTGACGGTCAATAGTTCTCTTTGAAGCAAAAACTAACGTCTGTAACAAATCAGAAGTTGGATCAGCGATTAACTCGTTGATGTCGTCTTTTTCGTCAATACGAAAAGTCTTTGTAAAACGTTTCTTTGTAAACTGTCTATTGTCTAAATTGTAATCTTCAATAACAAGATTAGGATTGCGTGTCAATACTTCTGTTAATTCAGCACGACCCATTCTTGCGATGTTGTGTGCATATCCCTGTGAAGGAACATAAAACATTGCGCCACAGCCTGAGAATAAAGAATCTTTTTGCTGTGCTAATTTTAAATATGCTTTCTCGAAATTAAGCTGAATGCCTTGATCGATTCCTGTCGATAGTGAAGTTTCCATAAAAAATACCTCCGTTTAAGTAAATTGATTTTGTTTAGCGAAAATCATCCCATAACTTGGGGTTTTCTTGGAGGTTTTCTAACCAACCGAAACTCGAAGTCAGGGGCTTACTCAAACAGAGGTAAGTTCATCCTACCTTTTAACTCTACTACATTATTGATAAAAAGTCAACTACTTTGTAGCCTTTCTTGATTTAACTGCAATTAATGAAGGAAGATTAGCATATGAATAAGAGTTCTCTCTGTTGTTAGGATCAACAACCATATTAAACGCTTTATCTAACTCATCTTGCACCTTAAACTCAAGGTCTGCATTATTAATATCACCGTTAGCTAATTCTGCCGCGAATCGTCGGTGTACCTTCTCGCTAATAATCTTTTTATCCTTGCCACTTTTAAGTATTTTCTTTTTCTTAATGACCTTCATGTAAGTCTCATACGCTTTCTCTCTAGCGTTCCTGATACTTCCATTTAAGTACATTGGTATCTCTCTAACCTTTAAACAACAAGCAAGAAGCTGTAAGTCTAACCATTCCATTTCTTTTACATCTTTATCAACACATGACGGAGTTCCTTCACACTTCTCAGCCTTATCAACATAAATCTGAATTAAGCCTTGAAAAGAAATCTTTTTTAAGACTTTATCTTCTCTAGCTGTAATCCACATCATGCGTTTAGCGTGTTGAGTATAGTATTCTTCGCTACATTCTGGTATTTTCATCTTTACGCCATTAAAAGGAACTGATCCTTTATCTGTTCCAATCTCTGTTCTAATCGTTCCTGATACTGTCAATTCAATCATTTTAGTATTATCAAATTCCATTATTTACTCCCCTTTAGTTTTCTTAGGTTATTCTCGGCTGTCTGGTATCTATTAACTGCTTTAGTAAGGTCTGCCTTAGTGTAGCTAGCACCCTTTTTAAGCTCTTTAATAGCCTTGTATGACGCATCTACTTCACTTTGTGCGTCAGTAGTGCTTGTTACTCCGCCACCACCAGCTACGCCCTTAATCGCTTTAGTATCAACACCGTAATCTTTGATTAAAGTATTAACTAACCTATAAACCATACCTAATTGAGAGTTTAATAATGTTCCTGTAATCTTTTGATCTCTTTCGTCCTGTGATCCTTTCATTGCTTTTGCTGTTGCTGACGCGACAACATCAGTATTTTCCTTAAAAGAGTTCTTCATTTCTTCTTGAAATCCCTCTTTAGAGTTCAACTTGGCTATTTGAGCCTGTTCGATAGCAAGATAACCCTTAACTAATCTATCTGCTTCATGAGGATTTACTCCGTTATCATAAAACAAGCTCTGAATATCCGGCACGATTGCCTCAGACACACCTTCAACCTTGTAAGCATCTACGCTTTCAGGTCTGCTACTTGTAATATGTTCTTGGATTTGTTCTTCTGATGAGTTTTCGTAGTCAAAGGCAATAGTTTTTTTCCCCTTTAGCCCTTGCAAATCGTCAATTTCTTTAAATAGCTTGTCTGCTGTTGTTTCTCCATTTTCATCAACTATATTCTTCATATAGCCTTTATCAGCAAACTCTTCTGACGGTTTTAACTTTGATTCTATTTGGTCGTCAAGCGTTGGTATTACGTTCGGTGTTGCTGCTACTACTGGCGTTCCATCTTCATTTACTTTAGGCGTTCCATCTTCGTTTAACTCTGGTGTTGCTGTTGCATTCGGATCGATTTGATCTACTGCGTTTTCTTCTGCCATATGTTTTTACTCCTTCTTATCTGGCGTTTCAATCGCCATTCGTTGTTGGGGTGTTAGCATTCCAATGATAAAGAACTTATAAAGAAATGTTCTTGATACCATTGAGCGTACTTTGTCATTATCAAGCATATCAATCTCTAAACTGTAAATTTGGCAAGCTCTCATCATAGCTCTGCCAATCTTAATCCCATCTGTTGTTGAAAACAATCGTCTTGCTGCGTTCTTTAAGTCCTCAGACTCTTTAACCTGAGCAGCTTTTAATATTGCGTCTTCACTACTTATCTTATCTTTTGGCATCAGCACCGTCCTTTTGTCCTTTACTTATTGATTGACCTATGTCTGCTCCTGCTTGAGCAGCCTGTAACGCCATTGCTTGCTGTTGCATCTTAGCTTGATTCTCAATAATAGCCTTGAACTCGTCTGCATCTTTAATATAAGATACTCCAAGAGCTTCATTAATATCATTGAATAAGTCATACCATTGCACAGCTTCACCCATTTGAGGATATAAGCTCATCAGCATACTAATCCCGTTGATTAACTGCATGATACGCTCAAGTCCCTCAGTTTTAACCATCTTTTCTAGTTCATTATTATAAACAACCTTATACCAACGTTTACCTTCTTTCATGGCTCTTGCCACAGCTTCAGGCATAACCATATCTAAACGGTCAATATTGGTCTTTTCCTTAATCATTAATTCATCTGTTGGGTCTACACCAGCTAAACCGTTATCATCTTCAATCTGAATACAACGTTCAACCACAACGTCTAACATTTCGTTCTTTTCTTGTCCTAGTAATCCAGCTAACGACTTACCTCTTATCGCGTAACGTTGCATACTTTCTGTTGCTGTCATTTCCTTAGCACTTGAGAAGTCAAGAAGCATATCAACCTTAAAGCCCGTTGTAATCTTATCGTTAAGGTAAGGAAGCAAGAAGCTAATCAATCCTGTTGGGTCGCCTACATCATGTAACTGAAACATAGGATTTTGACCTTTTACTGCTAACGCTTCGTTGAATGTAACTAATCCACCCGATGAAGTGTCAATAACACTATCGCCGAACAAAGCATTGTTAAACGTACCTAATGCTGGGTCGTTCATCTTCTCAATAGTCTGAATTGCTTGGTCTACCATATAATTTGAGCTTTTAATCGTGCTACTAAGCAAAGAGCCTGAACTTCTTCCCCACGGATTGCCTTGTATCTTAATTGCTCTACAAACTCCAACTGGTAAGCGTCTGAAATCTTCCTTAAAGAAAATATTTTCTTGTTCCTTGTCTAAGAACCATATACCTTTGTATTTTGTTCCTAGTTTCCCTTTTAAGCCTCTATCATAGCTTTTTCGAGGAATAACACCCTGAACTACTGTAAACTTCTTGTTATATCCACCAGATTTGTATTCATCTAGTACGCATTTAGGTATAACTTTCTCATCATAATCAAACTCTTCCATGATTTGACATACTTTCCAATGATAAACAAGAAAGATTATATCTACTAGTCCATTCTTTCCTTCTGCGATTGTCATATTATCGACACCAAATGACCTAAAGAAGTATGGATTTTCTTCTTGAGCCGGATAATCAGCGTTTTTAAATACTCCTATTCCTGAAGTACCAAACGACATCTGGCTATAAAAATAAGGCTTTCGTGCTGCTGAAAACCCTGCTTCTCTTGAGTTCATGTTATTTAGCAACTGTTTAGTCCTAAACTCAAAATAAGGCTTTAATGAGCTTTTGTCTGCGTCCTGTAGCACCATTTCACTAGGCTCAAGAGTAACAGCTTCTTCACCTGTACCCCACATGATACCATCTAAATAATCTCCTGATTGAATAACAGATAATGCGGCTGTTGGGTCATAAATATCCTCATCTGGCGTTTTATTGGCTGATGATTCACCTGAATCAAAATACTGTTCATCAATCGTAATTCCACAAAGATTAGATATATCACTCCACCAACTAACATTGTCTGACCTTATTGTCTTACTATCTTTAAATAATTCTATGTAATTCTGATCCTCTGTAATCACTTAATCCTCCTTAGTTTCCGAAATATGTATCTCTTGCTCCTATATCACTACTTAATACTCCACTACCGCTTGAACCACCTTCTGTTTGAAACATTGCATTTCGTTTCTTTCTTAGTTGATCTTCTGATGCTGTTTTTGCGTCTAAAGCTGCTTGTTTATTCGTTTCAACAGCATCTTCATTAATCTTTGTTTCTTGACGACGTTTTTCTTCTCCGCCATATCCTGAGTATCCACCTGTTCCTTCAGGTTCAAATATTCTTGCCCAGTCTTCCATCTTTTACCCCCTTAATATACTTTTCTAA